GACTTTCCTTTGACCATGTCAAGGAAAGTCGTATCTTTCCCCATGTGGAAAGATAATTGGTAATCAACGTGAATCACGTCGCCGAGAACAGACTATAAACGTGTATCACGTTCCGTGCAAGCGTCATTTACGTAATTAATTGATTTATCTACGTGATTCACGTAGACTTATCATTGAAATAAGGAGGGCTGTATGTATAAGCTTCGCTTAAAAGAGATTCGCAAGGCGGCTGGTTTTAAAACCCAGAAAGCAATCGCAGATTTTCTTGGAATGAAAGAGAGAAAATACGCCACCTGGGAACGTGGCGAAGTTGCGCTGACTCTTGAAGACGCATGTATTCTCTCCGTTGCCCTCAAATGCACCCCAAACGACCTTTGCGGTTGGTACGACAGCCATCCACGTGAGCCTGAATCATGCGGATTGACCTCTGAAGAGAGCGAAATCGTCGGATGTTACCGCGAGAGCACCCCGCAATGGAGGCAGAACATATCCATGACAGCCCGCGCAGCAGCGGGCGAATCTAAAGAGATTGCCGAACGTGGTGTATCTGCCGCCAAAGAGCGGGCGGCGGTATAGGCATGGTTGAGTTCTTGAACACGCTGCTTCAATGGCTGAACCCAGAATGGGTTGCAGAGCAGTTCGCAGACGGCGACGGTCTGCCATTCATCTTGTGGACGGCGATTGCGCTATTCGCTGGTTTTATGTTGGGTTTCTTCATCAGCAAGAAGCTATCTGGTTGGGCTCCGAAGCGTACGATCGCCAAGGGATTCTCGCCAGAAATAAAGCAAGCAGCTTTGGAATCGCTCGATTCGCATGGATCTGTAGTCATAGGAGATAAGTTTGATGCGCTGTTAGCGTTCGAGAGGGCTGAAAATGGAGTGTTCTCATTCCCGTTCCCGATTGATGAGGTAAGGGATTCGGACACGTACCAGCTAACGACGAGGTGGAGAGCTTACTTGGAGAGACATAGGAAGCTGCTCAAATAAAAAAGAAACCCCGTGCGGCTTCTTGGCGGTTGGCGCACGGGGCAAAGGTGAAGAACAGAGCGCTTAACCGCGCCCGCATCGCCGAAACGCTCGCCGGGTACGAAGCGGAGCAGGGGAGCGACGAAAAGCCTGAGAGCTACTTCATCAAGAAGGAGATACGGCGCATCGAAACGACGTTTGAGCGCATCTGGCATGCGATAGAGGACGGTATCGCGCCTCCCGGCGGCAAGGAGCGCATTGAAGAGCTGAACCGCCAGAAATCAGAGCTTGAAGCCCGGCTGTGCGCCATCGAGAAATCGGAATCGTGCGAGGTGAGCGTCGATGACGTGTTGCTGTGGCTCGACAGCCTTGCAAATGACACGACGCCCTTGGAAATCCTCAACGAGTGGGTTCGATTCGTGGACATCGACGGCAAGGACATATCCGTTTACTTCATGTTCGATGATCTGCCGGATGACTTTAACCCGACAAAGAAAAAAGCCGAACACCCTTGCTACCAAAGGTGTTCGACTAATTCTCTTATGGTGGAGCTGATGAGAGAAACGGCGAACTCCCGTGAGTTCTCTGAACGAGACAATCATGCAATACAGCTCGACACCTGCATTGTTCAGGCAACTAACAGTTGGTTCGTGATTGTCGGATTGCTGGAAAACAATAACCAACATTCCTCAAAATAGAACTTGCGTATATATAAGGTCTACCCTATAATAATAAATGTCAGAAGGGAGGTGATTCAGTTGGAAGACAGAGTTTGGGACGTGTTTCTTGTGGTCCTCGGCGTGGTGCTCGCAAAGGTTACCGATGAAACAGTTGAGCGTCTAAAGAAAAAGACCCCTCGCAAGCCCGGAAAGCACGCAAAGAGGTCTTAGCACAAGGGGCATCGCTTAGGCGGTGCCCCGCCGCTCACGATTTTATCGCAGGAGGTGCGCAATGGAAACACTGGTTATATCGTTCATCGTGTCATTCATCGCGTTCAGGATTTGGCGCAGTAATCGCAAGGGAGAGTAATGCAGACGGAAGCGCAACGCCGAGCAAGCAGCAATTACCGCAAGAAGGTCAAGCAGCTTACCATTCGGTTTTATCCGAACAGTGATAGCGATGAAGAGATGTATGAGTGGCTGAAGTCGCAAGACAACACAACGGACTATATCAAGAAGCTCATTTCGGCAGATATGCAAAACATCAGATAGACGGCTTGCCAGAGTGTCATTTAACGGAAGAAAGCGGGGCACCCCTTACCAGGGTGCCCCGCTTTGAGGTTAATAGAATAGCTTTTGACCGGGATAAATCGTGTAAGGAGAGGCGATGCCATTCTTGCTCGCAATGGTCTGCCACTCGACGCCGACCTTTGCGCCGATGCCGCTCAACGTGTCACCGCTCTTGACGATGTAGACAGACTCCGCGCAGATTCCGGCGCGTTTGTTGACGATCGCCTGGACACTCTTCGCCTTGCCGCCGAGAACTTCGGCGCGAATCGGGTTGACGCCGAACATGCCTCGCTCAACATCGTCGGCAAGCTGCTCGCAGCTTGTTCGGTCGACGTAGTTGATGAGGTCCTGCACCTCATCGTAGCGGGTGCCGAGTTTGGCCTTGCGCTCATCATCCGCACCGAACTCACCGCGCATGACTCGGGCAGCGATTTCGAGAGCGGTCCCCTCGATCGTATGGACAGTGGTGCCGGGCGTATCGACCTCCGGCTTGACTGCCTTGGACGGGTTGCAGAATTTGTCCCATGCGGCGCGCGTCATATGCGCGATGTCGAGATCGAGCGGGCCGTCATAGCCGCCCGGACGGCCGTTAGACGTGTATTGATGCAATGCGCACGCGCTCCACGCGCCGAAGCCGCCTGATGGCAACCAAGGCGAATCTTGGTATCCGGTTCGCTCGGTGTTCGCATATTGCGCAACCCAGAGGGCGTGATTGGGGGCGATCGCGCTCCAATCTTCCTCGGTGCAGACCGATCGAGACATATATACGGCGCAGCGCACACCCGTAAGCTCGAAAACTCGGTCGAGAAACAGCTTCGCCTTGTCCGTTCCGATTCGACCGTACATCTCATAGTCGAGCGCGGGGAATCCCTCAGTGAAATAGTTTTTGCAGTTGGCTACGAAATAGTTTGCCTGAGCAACCGGGTCAGACGCGTTCAAGAAATGGTAGAAACCCCATTTCTTCCCCAGCTTCTTTGCGGTCTGGATGAATCCGTCGCACGTGTCATGCACGATGCTCGTTCCTTCCGTGGCCTTGCATATAACGAAGTCACAAGGAACTTTTGTAAGATCAAGACCGCGCTGGTAATCTGAAATGTCGATGCCGTTTAACGCCATGTTAAGACCTCCAAACAGAAATGAAATAACCCCAATCAACGCACGTCATCTGCTCCAAGCTGAGCGTGACGGCGTATGGGTTGCAAGGGTCGTGGACAATTACGTTCTCTTCGTCAAATCCCGTCAGCAAGACGATGTGCCCGCCATAACTTCGCCCGCCATCTTCAAGCCGCCCCTGCATCTCAGCGAAGATAAGTGATCCACCTTCAAGATCATCAAGGGCGCGTTCCATGTCCTCGTAAATGACCGAGCTTGCGATGTCGGCATCCTGCTCATGCATCCATGAGCAGAACCCAGGCATGTAGTTCTGACCCTCTTGAACGAAATCATTGCCGACAGCGTTCAGCATCTCGACTGGCGTCCAATCATCGCCGCTAAAATAACTCCACGCCATCGCGGCGCACGTCAGCCCGCACCCCGACACAGAAAGCGTCTCATCGGCATAAGGAAGCCCGCCCCATCGCTCATCGGTCTGCAAGTAGATCGGAACGCTTGGGGCGGGCGAGTCCTCCATTACGGCATTCTGAACGATTTGGATCGGTTCTTCTGCCGGTTTCTGAGGTGCCGTGAAAATCATTGCCGCGCAGATGGACATGCCGGAGATTGCGCCAACGAGGAATGCTGCCAGATTGACCAGCCTAATCATCTGTATGGGGCTTTTCGTAAGCCATGGCGCGTTTGGAGTCCCCGAATCCTGCGGTGGTTGGGTCAACGACTACACCCAGAATCGCGAGCACGGCGAACAGCGCGTTGACGATGGCTGCGAGCTGTTCGTTAAGAATGCCGAAATCCCACTGGTATCCGAACGGAGCCGCGCACACCTGAACAAGCAGGAGCACAGCCGGGATGAGCGTCAGCCAAAACGTCTTGTTCTTGATTCGAGTCGTAATGTTAATCATTGCAGTTCTCCTTGTCATAAATCAGGTCAACGCGGTCGTAGATGTGATCGACCTTGCTCGCCATGTCGTGCGAGTGGGCGCGAGACTCCTTTATCTCGCTATGAAGGGCGGCGTTCGATGCCCTAAGAGACTCGACGGATGCCTGAAGGCTCTCTGAAATGTTGTTGCTGCGCTCCATCTGAGCGGCGATCCTTCCCTCCATAACGGAGCGCTCTCTATCGCGTTTGGCGCGTTCGTTCAGCTCTTCGCGCTTGCGCGCCTCGCGCTGCGACTCCAAGTCTGCCTGCCTCTCGTCTCGCTTGGCCTCAAGCTCTGCCTTGCGCTCGTTGTTGCGCCTGAACTCGTCTAACAGGAGCTTTGCGAAGATTCCAAGACCGACTATAACGACTGTTGAGAGAAACCATTCCGGACCGAATGCCGCAGCGTGCGTGACGATGCTTTCGCCCATCTCTTATCCCTCCGCGACCTCGCGCCAAACGGTCTCGGTGCCGACTGCTCCCGGCTCCCAAACATTGTTGGCGACAATAGACTCCCAGACCTTGTCCTTGTGCTTTACGCGAGCGCCGAGCGGATACGGGTTGGTCGATTCCGGCTGCTGCCATGCTGGCACCTCTGAGCTGGGGGTGTCTGCGTTACCGGCTTCAAGAACCTTTGCCCATAGGCTATTGGATGACTTCGGTGCCCAATCGCCCTGTGACACATGATTTTGGAGGCAGACATATAGCACGGAATCTTTCGTAACTCGTTCCCCGCGTGCGTATGCATGGCCATTGCCGTTCCATTCCGGAAACAGCGCCGGGCAATTGCTCGCAACGTCATCTGACAGTGATGGGGCCATGCCATCATAAATCGCGATGATCGCGCGAACCTTAGCCTCCTCTTGTGCGGTCAGTGCCATACTTTCTCCTTTCCCTAGAAAACAAAAGCCCCCGGCGGGTTCATCGCTGGGAGCTTGGTGCCTGTCTATGCGCTCTCCGTCATCCGAAAAGCTCCTTATATAGCGCGACCATGCGCAGTATTGTGTCGTGCGCATCGAGCCGCTTCATGCCGCCGCGCCACGATTGATAGGATTGGTTTACCTGTTCCTTGGTCATCATGCCGCGACCGACGAGCGCCGCCTGCTTCTTCAACTTCCTGCGTTGACGCGTGATGGAGCTTCGGCATGGCCTCACGACTACCTTGCCGCCGTCGCCGAAATAAAACCTCTTCTTGAGGAAGACGAATCCGCGAGACAATTTAACGATCCTCGTCTTCTTCCGGTTGATGACAATCCCGAATTCGTCGCATAGTGATTCGATTCTTTCGAGCGCGTCATGCAGAACGTTTTTCTCAAGCGCGATGCAATAGCTGTCATCCATATAGCGGCCACTTGCGAGGATTCCGGGCGTGGACAGCATGAGGTGGTCGATTGGTGACGGCAGTGCTACGGCGAGCACTTGGTTTGGCTCGCTGCCGAGACCAAGGCCGCGAGTCCCGTGCGCGTCAATCTGGTCGAATACGACCGATTTAACCCGATCGTCGTCAAGTGCTCGGTCGATAAGGCGCTTGCAAGCTCCGTGGTCGATGTTGCCGAAGTAGTTCGCGAAGTCGACCTGAAGGATGTACCCGCGCTCACCGTGCCTCTTGTGATGGTTTACGAGTTGGCGCTTTAATCGCCTGACGGCATATTCAGTGCCGCGCCCCTTTATGTTCGCGGCGCACCCTTCGGTCAGCGTAGGCCATATCGCCGGTGCTAACGCGTGCCTGCTGATAGATTTCTGTATGACTCGCTCTGAGAAATGGACAGAGCATGTGTGCCTGAGCTTTCCGCGCTCGAATATGTCGAACTCGATGAATCCGCGCTTGAAGTCCTTACCGGATAGGAGGTCTTTTCGTGCGCGCATGATGTTCGGCATGACCCTCAGCATGTACCTCTGGACGCTCGATTTCCAACTAACGCCACGTGAGGCGTCGACCGCCGACTGGTATAGGTTGTCGAGATCTGCGATGGATTCGAGCGTGCACCCCTCTATCCGCTCCGAGCGATTTGCGGCCCTTTTGTTATCGCGCCGTGCTCGGCGCGCCGCTCGGCGCTCATCGGAGTTCATTGGAGGCACCCCGAACGGCTTCATACGGCACCCGAAAGCCGCTTGACGGATGACCATGAAACGCGGGCAGGTGCCAAATCCCGCGCCATGCAAGAAGCGAACGGCAACCGTCTCGGGGTGCAAATTTACGGGCGCGCGCCCGATGGTTGCCCCTTCCTTCCTCAAATGCACGGCGCTCAGAGCTGCGGTCTGCGCGGTCTGGCAGGTCTTGGGAATCACGGGAACGGGCGAACCCAGTCATTCGTCGCGGCGTTGTTGTTGGCATTGCCGTTGTTGTTGACATTGCACACGTTGGAGGACGAACCGCCCATGACGGAGCGGAGCCACCAATTGACGCGAAGATTTCCAAGGGGCAACACTTATTCATTTTACCCCTTTCCTATCAGTTTCACGCCAGACCGAGCGCCCTTGATGAGCTTTATGTCATCATCGACGTCCTGAATAAGCGTCTCGAACCACGACAGGCTTATGTTCGAGTTGAGAGACTTCAGGCATTGCAGGTCTTGGAGCAGTTGGTTGCAGTCGGCGATAGCGAGCGTCATAAATCTCTTGCGCTCATCGACGTTTCGCGCGGTGTTCGGGTAGAACGCATCCGCCTTTACGAGATTCATGACCAAGCTTCTGGCTGTCTCGGCCATAGGGACGGCGAAGACGAACCTGTACGACTTCGGCAGCTGCTTCGTTGTCACCTTCTTGGTGATCTCTGCCCTTATCTCCAATGCAAGCGTGAAATACTTATGGGCACTCAGATGCCTGTTTCGGGCATATACACCACTCAAACGACCATCTCCTTGCTAAGCCGTCTCGACCTGATGGCGCATGCGCAAGGCATGCGCCGGTTCAGTGTTGCGTACGGCTGATAAATCAGCCTACGAGGAAGCACGGGAACGGGCGAACCCAGTCATGCGTCGCGGCGTTGTCGCCGGCAATGCCGTTGCTGCCGACATTGCACACGTTGGAGGACGAACCGCCCATGACGGAGCGGAGCCACCACGCGACGCGAGTTCCCAAGATTCGAGATGCCGTGTCTTCGAAAATCGGGAAATGGCAATCGAATCCGATGCTGTAACCAGTCTTGCTCCATGCTTGGAACCCGTAGACCTCGATTTCGGAAAGAGACCATACCTTCCCCAGATCGACCCAAGACCAACCGCTGTCATCGGTGAGCTTCCCGCTCGACGCGTAGCGCTCATTGAGCAAGACGCGTTGCGGCATGATGGCTGCTTGACACTCGGTCGGGAGGGACGGCAGGAAATCGCCGATCTCCCACTCATGCAGCTTCGAGCACAGATACGGGTGCTTCTCATCTGCGATGCCGTTGTTGTCGTTCGTGTCGCGCCACTTGATATAAGATCCGTTCACGGCCTTGTCACCGGTGACGGACACCGGGGCGGACGGGACCATCGCTAGATGGTGGCCCTTCGGTGTGTCCCCGCACTGGTAATACGGGTCGATGGCCGCGATGCGGTACCTGACGGTCTGGGAGGGGACGTTGACACCGGCCTTCAGCTGCACGTCGATGTAATCGCCGATGCGAAGCCCCGTGAAGTTGGCTGCCTTCACCCGCTTTTGGAGCCACGTCCAGACGTTTGCGCTGCCGATCTCGGCGGCGAAGACTGACTCGATGGAGCGCCCCTTATAGGTTCCGGTCAATTGCTGTCGGTCGTATTCCTGAGCGGTGGTCGCGGCGTTTGCCGTGTTCCGCGCGGTGACGTCCTTGACGTTGCGCGGCGCGCCGTTGAATGTGAGGACTGAGACATCTGCCATGTTGGTTCTCCTTAATTTAGGGTCGCGGTTTCGTCGGAAATGCCCGACTGCGCTAGCGCAAGCGTCTCACCGCTGTAAGAGGTCACGCGGGTCGGCGGGACGTATGCCGTCTCACCGATCAGGACGTACTTGTCCTGAAGCTCCGACACCGCAGAGGCGAGGATTTCGTTGGCCTTCCTCAGTTCCTCGACCTCCGTGTTGCTGGGAGGCTTAATTGACGCAATGCTGTTCGCGATGTTGAGCGCGTTGGTGGCAGCCGCCGTCGCGTCATCAGCGGCACCGTTGGCGCGCGATGCGGATGCGTTTGCGCTTGACGCCGCAGAATTGGCGATACCAGCCGCTTTGCTTGCCGCGTCAGTTGCCTTGTCCGCATTTTGCTTTGCGGCGCTCGCTGCGGAAGCTGCTGAGTTCGCGGAGCTTGCTGCCGTGTTCGCCTTTCCTGTCGCGGCATCGGCGTTTGACGCCGCCGTGCTCGCCTTGCTGGCAGCTGCATTCGCGCTTCCAGCAGCCGCACTTGCCGTTCCCGCAGCCGCGTTTGCCGAGCTTGCGGCCTTATTCGCCGAACTTGCCGCAGAGTTGGCAGAGGAAACCGCGCTCTCGCCGCGATTGATGAGATCTTGCACGGCGTCATCCCAGCTTTGCGCTGGCTTCTGACCGTCAAGAGCGCTGCGCAGGATTTCGATTGCGAAGCGCTCCGTCGAATAGGTCTTGCCGCCCGTGGTGATCGTGAAATATGCCTCGTCAGTGTATCCGGGAACGCCGCAAAGCTTGGCTTCGTCAACCGTGATCATGGCGGTATTGCCGCTCACCGAGCACTGGCCGCGATAGTAGTTGCGCCTGTTCGGGAGCATCACGACGAGCCATACTGTAGCGCCCGAAAGTGCGAACTCAGCGCCGTTATCGTAGATGAGCGCATTGATTGTTGTTCCACCAGCGTCACCCTGACCGACCTTTATGCAATCTCCCGTTCCCTCTTTCGAGATGTCGAGTTCAAGAGTCCGCGTGTTGCCCATCACTCGCCGCCTTTCTCTCCGGTTCCATACGCGAGTGAACGAAGATTTTCCAGCGCTTCATTGAAACTCACGGAAGAACGCGACTCGCCGGATGCTGACTGCACGTCGGCGCTCGCGGTAACTGCTGGAACGCTCGCCGACAGGGCGTCGAACACATCAACGACCGCTTGCATTCGCTGATCGACATATAGCGGTTGGACAATCTGGTAATCTCCGCCGACCTGATCCGGCTCCTTGACCTCATCGACGGGTACAATCTGCCTATTTCCCTGTTCGTCAACTGAGATAAAAACGATTCCCGAGTCTGACGCCCTAGATAACAGCTCTTGGTCGTATTCCGTAACTACCCCCTCGCTGTTTGTAATGGGGTCGTGAGCAATAAAATGAGTGATCCTTGCCATTTGGACTCCTATTCATCTCCAAGGTTGCACCACGTGCACAGGCCGTTCTTGAAGTTCACCGACCGCTCTATCCATGACCAGCCTATGACGCCATTCCCCTTGTCCGTTATGTCCTTGATGTAGCGCATGGTGTGGTTTCCCGTATGGCATATCGTTGCCGTTACGCTCTGGTCGTTAGAGACTGCCGTTGAGATTTGCGGCGTGCTGATGCGAACGATTCCGTCCGCAGTCAGCTGGATTCCGCGATATTTGATTGACGGGTTGTCGATGTTGTACGAGTGCGCCGAGAAGTCGATGTGGCCGATCTTTTCCCCGTTCTCGTATCCATACACGACACCGCCGGTAACGCGCAGGAGGTTAGATGCCGAACCGCATTCGAACGTGCCGTTTGCGCTGATGTTGTTTGCTGTCATGTAGTTTGTCGTGAGCTTGCCCGTGTTCAGATTCCACGTATTGCGACCACGTACATCACTAAGCGTTCCGGTTGCCATATAAGTCGCATTTACATAAAGTAGCCCGCCTTGCATGTAGACGCCCTGAGTCCTGCCGTTCTGCGTGAGCCGGTTGAAGACGTCCATCTGGTCGAGTGAGTCATCGAGGATGTCAACCTTCTGCTGCGCCTGAGTCTGCTCGATGATGTTGCGCGCTTGACGCACGGCGGATTTATACGAGCTTAGGGTCGCCGAATAGTTGCTGTACGCGGCATCGTAAAGCTGCATTGCCTGAGTGAGGTCGCTTGCCGTGGTGACGGCAACGACGTTCTCAATCATCAGAAGGAGATGCGGATATGTCCCGCGTTCGCCGAAAACCGAGTCATATTGCGTGCTCAGGACCGATTTGAACGAGGCGTTAAGACTCGTGTTGCCCATGAGAGAGCCATAGTCGGTCTTGATGTCCCTGTATTCCTTCTCAAGGGATTGCAGGATCTTCGACACCGCTGCGCGCTCCGCCTCGGTGATTATTCCGTCAGTCGCAATGCCATCGATCGTCTTGTCGAGTCCGTCAATAGCGTTGTCAAGGCCGTCGATCTCACCCATGAGCGCATCGACGGTCTTTCCGCCAAGGACCGCATTGGCGGAAAGCGAGAAATCTCCCGAGCTGAGATTCCAGAAGTTGTCTCCAAGCTCATCGGTCAGCAGACCGGCTCTGATGCGCTCGGCGCGCATGGTTCCTGCGTTGATTGCGTCAGCGCTGACCTGTGCGCCGGTGATGAACGTGCGCCAATCCCATTGGCCGTTAGGCGCCAGGTTGGCCGCGAGACGGATTCCCGCGCCGTTTATGTTGACGGCCCACATTCCGGAGGTCGATTTGAGCGGCAGGCCCGTCTCGGCGCCAATTGGCACGTTGCTCCAAATCGTGCCGAGTTCGAACGTCTCGACCTTGTATGTGCCCACGGCGTTGAATTGGGCGTTCAGCGCGGCTTGAAGCTGTATCAGCCATGCCACCGACGTTCCTGCTGCGGCATCATATAGAGCGTTCTGTTGGCTGTTGCCGCTGATCGCGTTGCTCACGCCCTGCCACATGTCAGCCATCGCGTCGGACAGGTTGCCGAACGTGACAGTCGCATCGCCTGTGAGCAGATCGCGCTCGATTTTCGATACGCGGCCATGCAGTCTGATACCGTCATCCGAAAAACCCTTGTCGATGATTGCAACGTCATCGCCAACGCCCACGCCCTCCCATGAACGACCGAAGGCGTATAGGTCTATGACCGATGCCGTATAGGTGACTTTAGGCTCCTTGACCTTCTCTAGATAGTCTCTCGTCTCCCGCAAGAGCTGCGACGCGTCCTCGCACTGCTCGTTGACATAGGAGCACACAGACGGGAGGACTCCGCCCTTGCCGTCCGGGTGACCCCAAACCTTGGCGGCTTCGGCATCCTCGATGTAATCCTTTCCGCCGTTTATGGATCCGAACGTCAACCTGCGTCCAAACCCTCCGCCGTCAGTCTCCACGCCCTTCCCGTAGCCGTAGACGCGCGTCTTCGGGTTGTCGCTCGCGACGGTGCGCTTCACAGAGAGCAGGTCTTTAGTCCATGTGAACCGCTTCGCGCTGTCCCTGCGCCCGCGTTTCGCGCGGATGCCGACGCGGCGCGACACGATGCCCGCGCCGTCGTGGACTATCGCGGTCTCAAGCTCGCCGCCCCACGTCTTGCAGATGCCAGCGATGGACTCGCGCACGCTCTGGTGGTAGAAGGTATGGGATGCGCTGCCGCCCTGATCGCATGTGCCAACATCCCAGCGCGTGCCGGACAGGATCGACGCGAGCGCAACCGAAACGCCACCGCTCGGCCTCTTATCGTCAACCCAATCGTCCCACGTCTCGGCGATCGAGTTGATGCACGTTGCCTTGGTCTTCGGCGCTCCGCTGTCATCGTGGATGCGGTCGAACTCGTCAACCATGTGCTCGTGGCACTCGCCCTGCTGGTCGATCCAGACGATCCTATCGCCCTTCTGCAAATCTTCGTCGCACGTGATTTTAAGCTCATCCGTCCCGTCGAGCGCATCGGCGTGCGTCGCCGCGCTGACATGGAGCCTGCCTAGGTTTTCGCCCCACCTGCTGAAGCGGGTGAAGCCTATGCGCCTTACTAGAGCCATCTTTCCCGCCATTCCAGAACGGCGGTGCCGCTCGTTATGTTGAGACGGCACCGCCCGTCTATCTCGAAGAAATCGGAATCGATGGAAACGGGAGCGTCGTGCCCGTTTACGGTCACGCGCTCCATGGCCATGTCAACCTCAATCGTGCTCGACTGCGTGAGCGTCGTGTTGACCGCGACGAACTCGCCGGTGTCCACGTTGGTGATCTGCCACTTGCTGCCAGCAGCGGGCTTCGCCGTGACCTTCATGTGAGTCGGTCTGTTCCCGCCCGCCCTGATGAAGACATTACCGGCAGACGCATCAACGCGCCGTTTCTGGCCGTAGAAATCTGGGTCTCCGACGTGGAACGTCACGGTCGTTGTCGGGCAATCGTCGGTGATCTCATCCAAGTCCGTGTTCCCTGTGGCAATTGCCATCAGATACCGTGTCGGGTCATCGGGCAGGTAGAGCGGAGCTGGCTCGTCGGACCACAGCGCCGCCGCGAGCTTATGGCGAATGTCGGCAACATCGCGGCGGTCTTCAGATCTAAGCCAGATCTCAACTGGAAGGTCGTAACCGGAGCGGAACGCACCCTTGAATACCTCCCCGTGCCGACCGGGGACGGCCTCGAACGTCGTTGCCACGTCCGCCATGATCGGCCTGCGAACCTTGCAGTAAACGAGCTTAGACAAGTCGTTGCCGTTGAAGATGATTCTGTCATGCTGGTTACGTCGCAACTGGAACACCCCTTTGCTTCAGCTTGCTTGCGATTCCGATGCCGATCTGCTGACCCGTCTCGTATGCATCAACGCCGTCGGCAACGGTCGCGTTGACGGTTACGGCAACGCTCACAGACTGGTTCGGCGAAGAATTGAATCTAGAGAACGCCTTGTTTACCGAAGTCTCGATGAAGCCCTTAAGCTGACGCTCAGGCGCGACGAACTCGCCGCCCGCCTCGCCGACGCCGATGATCGACGGGCCGTCGAAGTATCCGCCCCTCTTGTACCAGCTGACGCTCACACTCGGCAGGCTGATCGGTCCGAAATCGTTCCAGCGCACGTTGAAGTGCGGCAGCTTGGGCTTGGGGATGCTGATGCGGATGCCGTTGAACGCACCCATGATCTTGCCGGGAATTCCGGAAATAGCGTTCCAAGCGCTCTGGATCGGGTTCTGAATGAATCCCTTAACCGAGTTAAAAACACTGCTCACCTTAGAGCCGAGACCGGGGAAGCCGAGTTTATCGCCGATTCGGTCGGCGATGCTCACAGCCTGGCTCCGCGTCGCGTCCATCTTGCTTTGGATGTTGCTCTTGATGAGGTTGAAGGCGCTTGCGGCCTGAGTGCTCGCGCCCTGCCAGTCTCCGTTCATTGCGGCCTTGAGAGCATTAGATGCCGCAGAGCCGACGCGCTTGCCGGTCTCCATGTCCCCTTGGATGGTCTGCTTTATGCCGGAGAACGCGTTGCTCGTGTTCGCCTTGAGGTTCTCCCACTTCTCGCCGACTCCGCTCACGAAATCGCTGGCACCGCTCTTGACGTCCTCCCAGACGCCGCCGAAGAACTCGCCCGCGCCCGAAAGGCAGTTTTGCACTCCCTGCCATTTTTCGGAGATCCAGCCGGTGAAATCAGACCACATCTGCTTGCCCGTCTCGGTCTGCGTGAAGAACCACGCCAGACCTGCGACGGCGGCGCTCACGGCAGCGACGCCCAAGCCGATTGGGTGCGCGGCGATCAGGCCGGTGAAGCCGGTCCATCCAGTCGCGAGCTTGCCTGCGAGCATGCCGCCAAGCTCTCCGCCCTTCGTGACGATGCTGCCGAACCCGCTCTTGATAGTGCCCAGAAACCCGGTGTCTCCCATTACTGACTTGGCACCGCCCCAAAGCTCGCCCGCCGTCTTGAAAGCCCTGCCGACGCCATCGGCCGCCTCCATCGTCTTGCCGACGGCGGTCGTGACGCCGCCGAAAGCCACGGCACCGAGAGCTAGGTTGTTCACAAGCTCCTGCTGCTCGGGTGACAGGGACTTGTACCAGCCCGTCACCTTTTCAAGGGCGGGTGCGAGCGTGTTCAGGAGGCTCGTCCCGATCTCGGTCACGGCCGTCTTGACTGGCGTGGCGGCCTCGCCAAGATCCTGCATGCTCTTGTTCATCTCGTTCTGGGCGTCACGCGATGCAAGGAGGTCGGCGTTGGTTTCCTGATACTGCTTTCCCGCCTCGCCATAAAGGCCGGTAAGGGTCTCGGTGATGAGCTGCGAGCGCTCCTGCTCGCTTCCGCATGCGGCGAGGGTCGCGTTGAACGCGTCCTCCTTGGTCTGCCCGTCAGCGACGGCCGCATTGAATGCGTCTTGCGCGGCGGAGTGCCCAGCGAGTGCCGCACTCCACTGCTCGGCGCTCGCCGTCGACCAGTTGAGCGCATCTGCGAGACCGCCCGTTACGGTCCCCGTGTGCGCCGTCTCCTGCGCCGCCTCGGCGAGGTTTTCGAGGGGGAGGGCATCGCCAAATGTCGCGTAGGCACCGGCGGCGATGTCCGTCCATTGCTTCAACTCACGTTCGTTCGTCGTGAGACGCGCGAGGTTCTGGGATGCCTCGGTGGCCGTGTCGGACTCGCCCAAGATGCGGTAGAACGTCGCGTATGTCCCGGAAGCCTGCTCGGCTGTCCCACCGGCGCTCTCCCAGGCCGTCTCGAGCTGGCCACTCTGCTGTATGGCTTCCTCTTGGCTCGCCGCGAGTCCGGATAGGGCGCCTGCCGCGCCGACGATTCCGCCAGATAACGCCGTTCCCGCACTGGACATCTTTGAACCGGCGCTAGAAATCTTGTCCGCGTTGTCCTCGATCGCCTGACCCACCTTGCCGAGCGCCGTCTTAGAGCCTTCCGCCTCGCGTGCGGTTGCCTTCAGGTCATCGCCGTAGCTCTCAAGCTGCCGCTCGCATTGCATGATCGCGCGTTTGAGGCTGTCGTACTGCCGCTCTTCCTCGGCGGTCAGCTTCGCGCCGCTCTGCTTCTTGCTTTCGAGTTGCGCGAGCGCCTGCTTGTATGCATCGAGCTTCCTTTCAATGTCCGAGTAGGCCGCGCTCAGCGCCCTCACCTTCTGCTCAAGCAGCTCCGTGTTGCCGGGGTCGAACTTAAGCGCCTTGTTTATGTCCCGCAGGTCGCTCTGAGTGTCCTTCGACGCCTTTTGCACCTGCTTCAGCGCGCCCTGAAGCTCCGTCGTGTCACCGCCGAACCTGATGACGAGACCCTTGTAGGAAACCGCCACGTCACATCACCTTCTTCGATTGTCAAAGACCATGAACGCTTGAAGCAACGCGCCCTCTCGGGTGCGCTGCCGTCAAACGCTCGCGTATCGTCAAGACCAGAACTGGGATTCGGCGGCACGCGCCTTCTCATCGTCTTCGTAGTTCTCAGCCGCATCGGCATAGAACGCGTTGAGTTCGAGAACGTCTTGGACTTGCGTGTAGCTCAGCACTTGCAGGTCTGAAATGCTCAGCCCGCATTGCTGGCAGTTGTAGATGTATCTCGCATCGCAAGCTGATGCGAGGTTACTTGGAAGGCTCGGCATCCGCCTCTTCGGCTGGTGCGGAGTCCACGCCATCTCCGGTCTCAGGAAAAAAGTTTTCCTCTACTATGCGCATCACGTCGGTTGCCCAACCTTCCTCGCAGCGAAGGTCGTAAGCGCCCACCGGAAGGGAAGATGCGAAATCGTTGAACGATTTTGGGAACTTCGGGTCTGCCGTCTTGATGCACGCATAGAGGATCTTGAGCAGGGGGACGATGGCGGGAACCTCATAGGTCGTGAGCGAGGTTGCGATCTGAGACACAGCGTCGGCAATGTCAGACGGCTGCTTTCGCCCGCTCTCGCTCAATTCGTAAAACGCCTGGGAGTATGCGATTGGCGTGAACCCGTTGAACTCGGCCTTGTATGTCTCTTCTCCGATACGAATGTCCATTAAGGCTCCTCAACGACTTCGACCTCGGAAAGACCATCGATCTTGACCGCATCGAAGAACGTGGCGTAATCGGACAGGCCGGAATACGAGTCGTATCCGCTCGTGCGCTTGGTGTCCTCGTCTCCGGTGGGGAGGCTGACCGGGCGCCATGTGAACGGGAACTCAAGGGCAGTGATCTCGGGGGAGTCCTGATTGGTGTTCGCCTCGTTCTTCGGCTTGCTCATCTCGCACATGAGCAGGCAGCGGCGCTTTCCCATGACGTGACCTGGCTGCTCGCACATGAAGGCGAACTTCTTAGGCTTCTTGTTCGCGGTCAGGCTCATGCGGCCATCTTTGGTGACCATATATCCGGTCAAGTCGGCGAGCAGTCGGCGAAGCTCCTGGGTGCTCTCGACATCGAAGAACGACATGGTGCCGCTGCCGCCATTGTCCTGAGTCTTGTCAAGCCAAGTCTCGTTGTCAGCATAGCTGGTGGCGCTCTCAACGGACGGCTCCATGCTGATGCTGACCGTGCCGGGGACATGCACCGGCTTGTTATAGGTGAGCTTTTCCTCGTCGGTGCAGATCGCGAAATGCGAGTTCTTGACACCGAAGTAGCCATTTTTAGGCATGGCGTTTCCTTTCTACTCTTCCACGTCCACGCTGAACGCGGTTTCGACCAATTTCTCAGACTCGATGCTCGTCACCGCGAGCGTGTAAGAGCAGTCGGCGGCATCGAGCGCATCCTTTATCTTCCGTTCCAGTGCGTAGTCGCGTCGGCGCGTGTATAGCGCGATGTCGTATGACGTCCACGACGCATAGACACGGTTGTCCGCATAGACCGACTCGCCGTAGCCCGCAACCAGGACGATATAGGGCGGCGCAGGTTCGTCATTGCCCGTGAATGACTGGTTGGACCACGGGATGCCGATGGAATCGAGCACCGCGCACAGATCCCTCAGCTTAATCAATCTCCGTCACCGCCCATCTGCGCGAACTCCATTGCAACCTGATCGGCGACCTCGCGGATAACTCCGTCACCGGGCACGTCGCCGTACACCTTGCCCGTCTGGTTCTTGACCTTGTGGCCGTTCTCAAGCAGGTGCGTGAGCTGATAGACCCTGTTGTGCACCGTGCATACCGTTCCGGTCTCATCAGTCTCGATGGTTGCTTTCCAGCCTTTCTTGTAGGCTCCCGTGCGCTGCCTGCTCTTCTGCTTGAGCAGCTTAACGGCGCGCTTGCCAGCCTGAGCCGCGTTCTTCTCAACGGCGGCTGCGTTGTCCTCGACGCACTCTCTGAAGCAGCTCGCGATGAATCGTTCGATGTCCATCTCAGCCACGGTCACCGACCGCCTCCGAGAGCGTGAGCCGCACGAAATCGGCGCTTGAGCGGTCAACGCGTTCAACGCTGAGTCTGCGACCCTCAAATTCGACAAGCCGCTCACCCTGATAGGCCGCCTTGCGAAGCTGCAAGACGGCCTCTGGATGGATGCCGACCGTCGCGGCGGCGTAATACGCGGCGTCGCTCACGCTGAACACGTTGCACGCGACCTTGCGCGATGTCTCTCTAGCCGTTTCGACGCCAAACTCATCGCGCTTTATGCGCTGCGAGATCAAGATGCAGCTTGCCGCCCACATGCTCATCAGGCACCCCCGTATGCCGACGTGCCATGCATAAGGGTCACAAGCTCTTCAAAGGTATGCATGTACCTATCGGCGTCGGGGTTGTCCATGCCGAAATTAGCCTTACAGAAGACCTTGATGGCGAGACGCACGGTGCCGTCTGAATCGTCCTGAGACTTGTCGACGGACACGCCGCCCGCACGCATCGCGGCGCGGGCGGCGTCGATGAGGTCTGCAATCTCATCGTCGTAGTCGGTGACATCGGCGGGGATCCTCAGCGCGTCACGGCATGCGTCAAGCATCTGCTCTTTCTCCGCCATAACCGATCACATCCTAGGCAGTGCCGACGGTGAGCTGTACGAAGCTCTCGGGCACGGCGAGACCGCCGTCATAGAGCATGTAACCGTTGATCGCGGTGTTCCAGCTGCCGTCGGGGAGCGTGACAGCCTCGACAACAGGGCCGTCAAACAGGTTGGAGCGGAAGAGATCGGGATAACCGAGCATGATGACGCCATCCTCAAGATTGTCCTCAAGCTTCACGATGCTGCCGAAGATGCGGCCCTTCACGGTCGGGTCATCGTCGCGCTCATCAATGAAGTAAGAGCGCTTCGTCGCATCCTCAATTGCCGCGATCTGATTCCAGATGGTGCTCTGGTTCGCGTAGATGCGAACGCCCTTCGCGGCGGGGTTGCCGTAAGTCTTGAGCAAGCTGAGAGCCTTCATCACGTCGGCCTTGGTGAGCGTTCCGGCCTTAGCCACGTTGATCTTGTTTCCAGCAGCCATGCCGAGCGTGGAGTCAACGAGCTTGGCAAGAACGATCTTGTCACCAGCGACGCCGCAACGTGCACTGACCTCGCGGTTGATGTAGGTACGGAAGCTATCGAGGCTCTGAACCATCATCTTGCGGGAGAGCTTGACGGTCTTCTTGATCTCATCGCCCGTAAGGGTGATGCGATCAAAAACGTTCTGCTCTTCGTCGGTGGGCGCTGCACCCTCGGCGGTCTTGGCGGCATCTCCCTTGGTGATGGACTTGTGGCGGACAAGCTCGTATTGACCGGGGATGGTGTCGCGGGTCACGTCGCTGAAGAGCGCCGTGGAATTGTCGATGAGAGAAATGATCTCGTTCTTAAGCTCGACGGGGACAACCTTATCAGTGTTGCTGGTGGTTACGGTGAACGCGGCACGCTGCTCCATTGCGGTGAGCGCGGTTCGCTCGACGTCGTTGAGGTCGTTGCCCTCAACGAGGCGCACACCGGCGCTGGTGGCGAGGTTCTTCAGGAAACCTCGGGTCTCGGCGGCGGAATAATCCGTCACGTCGTACACGGCGGAGCGGGCGTTGGCACCACCCGAAAGCGGGAGGGAGCCGACCTGATGCGCCGTGCCGTTGTCGATGGCGGAACGCGCAGCGGCGATGCGGGCGGCGCGGGACTCGCGTGCGGCGGCGTCGGCTGCGGTGCGCTTCTCGATCTCGGCGGTGAGCTGGGACATGCGCTCGGCGTCCTTCTCGGCCTGCTCGTCGCTCACGCCCTTGGGCGTGCCGTCCTTGTACTTGTCGATAAGCGCCTGAAGCTCTTTCAACATCTCGTCCATTTTCTAAACCTTTCTGCTCTTGGCGATTGCCAATGTTGCCCGCGCGATAGCGAGGGCGCGATTACGACGCGCAAGCTCCTTGCGCGACTGCTCAATCTCTCCGTCGAGCAGATTCCTTGCTGAGATCTCCGTGTTCGGGTCAGCGGGCAAGCTGACTGCCGACACGTCGAAAACCTTCTTAACGCGCGTGATCGTCGTGGTATGGGTGTCGCGGTCGTACTCGTCCGCAGCGACGGTGAAAGCCCACGACATGCGCGTGATGAGTCCAGATTGAATCTCTTCATAGAGGTCGCGAGCCGCTTGAGACCGCGAAAGGTCGGCCGCGATGAAAAGCCCATGCTCATCCGGCTCAACGATGAGCGTTCCGTTGCTGATTCGCGCGAAGACCTTGCCCGAGTGGTCGAACTGCATGATGACATCTGACATGTCGGCATCGCGGAAAGCGTATGGACTGATGACCTCCGTGTATTTGACCCCGTTGTAGTCCTCGAATAGCACATAGGGGTCATCGAACGTCGAAGCATACCCCTCGACGTAGTAATCGCTGTCGATGCGCTTCTCTTTGCCACCGCCGTCCTGCGCGACGCGGGCGATCAGCGGCACGGACAGAGAGCGGTACTGTCGCTCATTGGGCTTCGCTGGCATCATCATCCTCCTTGTATGCCGACGCGGATTCATTTGACTCGATTACGGATATGTTCGCGTTCTTAGCAGCCGCGTCAGCGGCCTGCTCGACCGTATGCTCGCTGATGAGGGCCAGGTCGATGTACTCGCCACGGATCACGTGGCGCTCTCCGCCTTCGTAATGGGCTGATTGGAAGACGTCAGCGACCTGGTTGCCGCACCAGATACCACGGTCGAAGAGCGCGACGGAAACATTCAGTTTGGTCGTGTTGCTCGCGAACTCCAACCGGTTCGCGCTGAACATGATTTCGTTGCCGTGGGCAATCTCGTTCGGCGTGAACGTCATCGCGGTCATGACGAATCCGAGTTGAACCGCAAAAGGCTCGATGCGCCCCTCGTAATACGAGTTGAACGTGTCCTCGTCGGCCCGATTCATCACGATGTCCTCATTGCTTCCGAAGAAGCGATAGGCGCTCTTCTCGATGCGCTCCATCTGCGCAGCATCGACCGTGTAGCTCGTCGGCGTGATCTGCTGCACTTCGCTGAACAGCTTGTCGTAGACCGCGATGCCGCCAGCGTTGTCAACTGAGAGCTGGGAGTTGAATCTCTTCCGTGCCGCTTCAGAGTCAATCTCATTGCGGTTCTGGCTGAGCTTGCCGATGAAGCGCACTGCGGCACCCTGCCTGATGGCCGTCTGCTCCGCCTCTGCCTGTGCGTGCATCAACTCAAGCGTCGGCTGAAGCACGTTCGTCCCATCGCCGAACAGGTCGGACTGGTACTGATGCCTCGTCATGACGCCGACGCGCGACCACTCGACAAGCACCGTGTCACCCGTGGGGAAACGTAGGTTAAGCCAAAGCTCGCCACCGACATCGTATGCCTCGCATTGCGATGGGAGGACCGGGTAGTAACCTGTGACCTCATCGCCATCGCCGAGCGGCACGATGAGCGCCGTGTCGTTGACCTGAAGCATCGTCCAGACGCGCTTTATGAACTGAGGCGTTGTCATCCAGGGGTTTGGCGCGTGGCGAAGCGCGCGCGCCGCATTCTGCTGTGCGCTCCCGGAGATCTCCGGCTTGAGCTTGCTCGCATGGTCGGCACCGCTCTCGATGATGCTGCGCGTCAGCTCGGCCTCATACAAGCCGCCCTGCCACGTACTAAAGCTCGGTGCGTATGCGGTGAAAGTTTCGAAATACCCGTTGACCGCCTGCATCTGCGGTCGATGAAAGACGGCATCGAACAGCGAGCGCATCACCGGTCGTGTACTTGCCATTTAACCTCCAATCATCGCCGCGTAGTCATCGGCAATATTCTTCATCGCAATGAACGCGTCGCATTCGGCCGCCCAAGCGTCTATTCGGTTGCGCGGGTCTTGGTTCTTCTTGTCCGGCTGGATGTTGCCGTTCACGTCGGTGCGGATCGCGACGTTCGAGCGGCACCACTCAGCGATGGGGTTTCCGTTATCGACAATCCGCCCCTCCTTATAGAGGGCGCGAAGCTCCTTCATCGGCATACTCAAAGTCTGAGCGCCCTGGATGATCTTCTGCAGGTTGTCCGCGCCGAAGTAATCCTCATAGGCTTCCTGCGTCGGCACGTCGCGCATGTGCCACGGGTCGTAGCCGCACGCCACGGCGTAGATGCCGTATTCGCTCTGGACCTCGGCAACCCAGTCGAGCACGTCGCGCTTGTCCATGATCGGAGTGTCGCACGTCCTCATGAGTCCTCGCGCGATCCACGCATCGTATGGGACTCCATCGCGCCCGCCTCGCCGACCCTCTCGCTCGGCCTGCTCCAAGGCTCGCTGGGGAATCCACGCCATGTGCATCGCGTAGATGTTCGGGTCACCGGGTCGCTGCATGAGCAAACACGCCGCCGTCAGGTCGGTTGTGTCAGCAGCATCGACGCCCAGCACGGCGTAAGTGAATGTGCCGTCACTCGGGTCGAACGTCGCATCGTTGTGTATCTCGTCCCACGTGAGCCAAGCTTGGCTCTGGTTCTCGATGAGGTTGAAGTCCTTTACAAGCAGGGTCGGCAGGAAAGTCGGGTCATCTTTGGCCTTCGAGACGTTCTGACGCAGGGCGGCGAGCGACTTGATGGTTCCCAAGCCCGGATTCGCCTTAATCCAGCAGTTCTCGTCCTGCCATTCCTCGCGCTCGTCAAGCTCGAAGATGAAGGCGATGAATCGCTCTGCCTTGTCACCCGTCGCTTGGCCGTCGAGCCATTTGCAGGCGTACTCGTACTGGGCGTCGAAGATGCCGTTTCGGACGAATCCGTTTGTGGTGATCTCCAAAACCAGCGGCTGTCGGCGCGCCGACGTGCCCTGAATCGTCAGGTCGTAGAGGTCGCGGTTCTTCATGGCCGCAAGCTCGTCCACAATCGCGCCCGAGATGTCGAGGCCGTCCAGGTGGTTCGTGTTCGCGCTAAGCGCCTTGATGCTCCCCATGTTCAGGTCACAATAAAGGTCGGACACGCGTTTTCGCACATGGCGCGAGAGCGCGGGACTCGTCATGACCATACGCCAAGCGTTGTTGAAGCCCTTCGCCGCCTGATCGTGCGCGGTAGCGACGTTGTAGACCTCCGGTGCGCCCTCATCGTCGTTGATGAGAAGGTCAAGCTCGATGGCCGATGCCAAAGCAGTCTTGCCGTTCTTGCGCCCCATGATCCAAAGCACCTCGCGGTACTGGCGCGTGCCGTCGGCGTCAACGAACCCGAAGACAACCGAGAGGATCGCCCGCTGGAAAAGCTCAAGCTCGAAATCGTGACCCAAGCGTCCAGACGGCAGACGGCAGAATCGCTCGATGAACTGAACGTGCTTCTGCGCGTATTCCTCTCGGAAGTGGTAAGGGTAAAGCGGGTCGGTGTTGTCCATGTCGCGCAGGATGTGCGCGGCAACTTTGCGCATCTTGGCGCAGGCGGTTATATCGCCGCCGAGTATTCCGCCGAAATACTCCCTGATCGCGCGTTCGCACGACCCGTCGGCACCCTTGTAACGCCTAACACCTCGTCTCATTGATGAAGTCTATCAGCGCGTCGGCGGCGGCGGTTCCGTTGGGCATCATGTCTGCAAGCTGCTTGACCGATCTGCTGAAGGTCGTGAACAGCTTGTTGTATGCGGAGAATCCCGGATGCTCACGCAAGCCGGATTGGCCGCCACCGTTGTCGTACTCGGTGAAAATATCCTCATACAACAGGTCGGCGCGTGCATCATCGAGCTTGACCTTCATGAAAGCGAGGTTCGGGAGCAAGGGCATGATCGCCTTGCGCTTCTCATCGGGAATCGCGTCCTTGGTCAATTCGCGGAGCTTCTTAAGCTCGCTATCGATACGTGATTGCTTCGACCTCGGCGCTCTCGGCGGGCTGTTCGCTGCAACTTTTGCGGAAACCTCCGAAGTATTACCAACTTTTGCCATAAGCGCAAGACCACCCCCTTTCGAAAACCTTCCACGCGCATAAAACTATCTCCCGGCGTTGGTCCCCTGCCACCCACCCTGTGTTTTTGGGATGGGGGGATATTCCGCCGTGTCTAGCTGCGGTTTTGTGTCCCGCTTTTGCGCTTGGTCTGCGTTGTGCTGTGTTTGTGTGCCGCTAATCGAGCGGCACAAGATTGCCGTCACTGTCAAAGCCGAAGCCCTGACGTGTCGCGCCCTGCCTGATCCACCCATGCACTTGCTTGTGGCATCGGTCGCACAGGCTCACGAGGTTATCAGGGTTAGTCGCAATGTCAGGGTCGTTCACGTTCGAAGGGCTTAGCTCCACGATGTGATGCACCATGACCGCCGGGGTGATGTCACCGCGCTTCAGGCAGTGTTGGCATAGGTGCGCGTCTCTGGTGAGCGCAACGTCACGCGCCCGCTCCCATTCCGTGCTGTGGTAGAAGGCGCGACTGAAGTCCTTAGCCATCGCGCCTCCCTTGTGTCAAATGGCGGAGAGCACAGGATTCGAACCTGCGGATGCCTGCGCATCGTCCGGTTAGCAACCGGATACATTAAGCCGCTCTGCCAACTCTCCGCGTATATCGGAATGTCAGACTCTATATCTGAATTTATGACTCCTATATCGAAGTTCTGATATGTCCAGATATGAGGAAGGCCGCGCAGGTTCCCCCGCACGGCCTTTCATGACAATTCACCATATCGAATCTTAGCACAACGAATGATGCCGTGTGAACAAGAATGATAGGGGAAGACAGAATGAATAATCTGAAAAGAACCTATCAGGCGTTTTTAACAAATGCGAATCCGACCCGATCAATGTAAGCAAACCCGGTATCACAAAGAGAATGGCACCACCGCACAGAGCTTTGCATGATCTCTGCAATCTCAGTCCACGACTGCGCTTGGAGATAGCCCATGCAGATGGCATCAGCGTATCTTGCACCTTTGAGCTTCGCCAGACCGCCGCGCCCGTCGATACCGTATAACACCTCGCAAGCTTCGTCTATCTGCTTCCGAGCGTCGGTGATGCGTTGTTCCAACCGCTTCTCAAAGTCGATGCGCTGGATGATGGCGAGTGAAGCGTCTGTGCAGAATCCACCGCCGCCCGAAGGCTGGTAGCTCTGCGCCTTCGCGCCCTCCTTAGCCCTCATGCACTCCAGCATTTCCCGCGCCTGTTCGGTCTTCACCACCTCGGCGCGGATTCCCTCGAAATACTCCTTTGCCTTCATGCGTTTCACCTACTCGATGCCTGTGCTGCCGAAGCCGTCGGCGCCGCGCTCGGTGCCGCTCAGCTCTTCGACCGGGACAAGCTCGCACGGAACATAAGGCATCACGACAAGCTGGCACACGCGCGTGCCCGCCTCGATGGTCACGGTCTCATAGCTGAGGTTGATGAGCGGAGCGCACACCTCGCCGCGATAGCCGCTGTCGATGACGCCGACGCTGTGGGCGAGCGTGATGCCCTGCTTGGATGCAAGGCCGGAGCGCGGGAAAAGCAGTCCGACACAACCGCTGGGAATCTCGATTGACAGGCCGCAGCCGACGATACAGCGCTGCATCGGTTCGAGCGTCACGGTTTCCGTGATGCGAAGATCGAGACCGGCATCACCTTCGTGGGCGTAACGAGGCACCTCCATGCCTTCGGCAACCTTAACGTTGAGCTTTCGTCCGAACATTAGAAGACCTCCTGACTTGTGAGAAACGAAACGCGGTCCGCAGGAACCCAACGCGCCCCGCAGCCGCCATGCATCGAGACGTGGCGGATTGACACCTTTCCGCGATGGCTCATGGCAACGACGCGGTAGCGAGCGCCGTTGTAGAGAACAACGTCATCGAGGGCGAGCGTCCGCCCCTGTTCGTCTCGCGGGTTTGAGCGGGTCACATCATCGGCTTGGGCAAGCAGCTCGCGCAGCTCTTCCACCTCTTTGCTTCGCTTGAAAAGTTCCAACAACATCCTTGCTCCTTAAAACGGAATATCCTCGTCGTACACGTCTGGCGCCGGTGACGTCGCAATCGGCTGCGCCTGTTCCACCGGTTGGGCATATGCGTTCTGCTGCTCGCGCTTCACCTGCATCAGCTCGACGTTCTCAACGCGAATCTCCCAACGCTTCAAGTTCTGCCCGTCCTTCTGGTAGGTGTGCGTCCTCACCCTTCCGGAAACGGTTACCTTCACGCCCTTGGTGAGGTACGGCGCGAGCGCTTCGGCACGCTTGCCGAACATCGAGCAATCGAGCCAATTCGTGTAATCGCCCCAAGTCCCATCGCCGTTAGGCACGCGGTCATTGACGGCAAGAGAGAAAGTCAGGATGGGCGTACCGCTCTTCGTGTACCTCAGTTCGGAATTGGCTCCGAGATTGCCGGACAGAATGACGTGGTTAATGCTCATAAATCCGCTCCCTTAAAATCCCTTTGATCTCGATGACGTTCGCAGAAATGAATATCAATTGCGCCAAGACAAGCAGCATCATGTCTTTTTCAGCATCGGAGCCGAAAAGAGCGAGCAGCGACAGCAAGCCGCCGCACAGGTAGAAAATGGCGGTCAGCATCCAAGGACCTCCAACAGGGCGGCACGCTGGCGAACGCCAAGACCCTTGATGCGCCGACCATCTGCAATTTGCAAAGCCCTCATAAGTTGCTGAGTCTTTGCATGGCCGTACCCAGGCATGGAGTTGATAACCTGCTTTACGCGCATGTTGGACACTGCTTGGCAGTCGGCGTCGGCGAGCTTTAGCACCTGGCCAAAGGTCATCAGACCAGACTTCAGGTCATTACGAACAATCGCCCGCTCCCTGCGAACTTTCGAAGCCTTCTCAAGATACTCGCGGCGTTGCTCAGTGGTCAGATGCGGAATCATCATTGCCCCTTTCGAAAGTCACGTACTCGCATCCGTGCACGATGCGAACCGGTGCCGTGTAGTCGCTCAGCGCTTCCTCGACGATGGAGGTCATAAGCTTGTGCTTGATCCGCATCCACTCGTCATCGTTAACCTCGATTTCCTTCACTTACTCCACCTTTCATAACTCGATAAGTTCCGGTGAGCTTCAGGCTCTTCAGTATGTCCAGAGCGTGCCTCGCCTGAAGCTCTCCGCAGATCCGAATTGATTGCGCGGGAATGTCAATCTGGTACGCGGTCGCTGCCGCATCGCGATCTTTGTCCCATCGATCCTGCAACGCGTCGAAAGTCCGCATCATTGACGCCTTAAGCTTGTCGCTCACATCGAGATTCGAGACCAGTTCCCGAGCTTCATCGTGGTTCATGGCACCCCCTTTTCGTGATTGCCTGATAATTACTTCTTATCTGTCGCGGACAGTTTCAACCCGTACCGAAAGCGGCGGTTTATCTCGCGTTTTTCCTCGGTTGCCGCGATGCCCGGAAAAGCACGATTGGTTCACTTTTGGCACACCACTATTCGGATTCCATTGGGTGCCCAAGCGGACAATCGGGCACATCGCAAGTAACATGCCCATCGGAAAGCATGAACTTCTCGCCGTAGCGACAGCAGCCGATGCTCCAAGCCCAGCATCGCCCTGAACAGCTTTCCAGCTCTGTGGGCACATCAACAGAAATCAACGGGGTGTAAGACACGTTCACGTCGAACGATCTCCCGCAATTCGCGCATTCGACGGAATAACTGCCTTCTTCGCAGAAATCGAAGTCGTACTCTTTGTGACCCGCACCGCAGTATGGGCACATAAAATCAGATCCAAACATGAACAATTACCTCCCTCTCCTTATGCGTAGATGCCAGTTGCGCGCTTCTTAGCCTCGCTGAAGAGCTGCGCCGCCACGGCATCGCGACCGGGCATCAGGTGCCCGTAGATCCGGAGCGTCGTTGCCTCGTCAGCGTGGCCCATCCGCTCTGAGAGCGTCTTAAGGTCGCACCCGTTCGCGATGAGCCAGGAGGCATGCGTGTGCCGCAGGCTGTGAAACGTGATCTCCTTCGGAAGGCCGCACGAATCGCGGATACGGCTGAAAGCGCGTGAAATCGTCGTTGGGCGCATATAGGAGCCATCGAGCGTCACCAGAGGGGAATCGACATCAAGACGCCCGAGAACCGCGTTCTGCAGCCTCACGAACGAATCGATAACGCCCAGATCCTCTGCGGTCACGGCGATGTTTCGGCATTTGCGGCCTTTCGTGACGTTACGCCGATACGGCTTCGCCCCGGCGCTCTCGATGACATTGCCGCCGACGTGTAGGAACATCTGATAGCGCTTCACATCGGCCCTCTGCTCCGCGCACACCTCACCGACGCGCATCCCGGTCACGAGCGCGAGCCATGCGGCGAACGCATAGACCGCACGGCGGTATTCGCTCATGCTGGTTCCCTCGACGCCCATCGCCGATTCGAGCCGCGCGTTGAAGTCCTCGAAGTCCCATTCGGTCAGGGCGCATGCCTCATGCCGCTCGGGTGACGGCTTCGACACGTAGACAATCGGGTTGGCGTCGCATATTCCGGCATCGACAAAGTGGTTGTAAGCGCCTCTCAGGAAGTTGTGGACATTGATGACGCTGTTCCTGCAAAGACCCTGGCCTCCGTCAGATTTGGGCATGAGCAACGCCTGCTCGAACCGGTTGAAGTCCATGACGCTGAGATCACGAGCGTTGGCAGTCCTCAGAAACCTCGCAACGTAGTGCGTGAACAGTCGATAGCTCTTGATGCTGTTGGGACTTGCGCCGTTCCGCTCCCTGAGCTGAATGTAATCGGCAAGAAGGTCAACCAGGCGGGCGCTCTTAACCTCTCCGTTTGCCGTGAGGTTTGCCGCCCACGTCTCCGCGAGTTCCAGAGCCTCGGACTCCGTTGCGGCGTTGGGGAATCGCTTATAGGGGCGGATCGCCTTGCCGTCAACGCCGCGACCGAGATACAGGCGGCATTCGAAAACGCCGTCCCTGCCCCTTTTGACCGTGACGCTCATGCTACTTGCTCGCCCTCTTGAACATGGAGAGCATCCCGACGATTGCCGAAAACACGAACGCCGACAGCACCAAAAAGCCGTAGCCGATTCCGAAGAAAAAGCCGACAGCGAGGCTTACCGTCACGGCCAATATGACGATGCTCGCAAGGATCATGACGGCCAATCCGTCGATCAGGTCTTTGTTATCCATTGGTTGCCCCCTTAAGACATTGCGGCCAGTGCCAGGAAGATGAGAAGTAAAGCGACCGCGCAGAGCTGCCGGTAAACCCACCAATAGGCGAAGAACGCCGCCGACGCAGTCAGGATGGTGGTGACGATGGCGATTGCGATGCGGTGGCGTCTCACTGCTCGCCCTCAATCTCGGCAATGAGGTAGTCGATGCACTGGCGGCACTTGCGCAGATCCTGAACCCCGCCCTTGCGACGCCAACGCCAGATGTACTTGAACGCTGCGGCCCACCAGTGCGCGGCGATAGCCGGGAGGGCGTAGGTATCGCCGCTCATCATCGAGCGCATGGCATCCATGCATTCGATCTTGCCGTCTCCGGCGTAATGGTCGGGATGTTCAACGGGATTGCCAGCGAGACACCCTGCAAGCTCCTGAAGCGTCTTTGCCTGTTTAACCTCGATCATCTTCAAACTCCTTCAGTGATGATTTCTGAAACGGTAGAATTTAGCATCTGAATGAATCGCCTCGAACAAGTCTGAAATGAATGCTGCTGAAAGCATCGTGTGCATTCTCAACGCCGAATCGTTAACGTCACTGCTCAGGTCGAGCACATTCCGAATGTCAATGTTCGGCTTCGATAGGGCTTCGAGCACCGACGCGGCCTCACACCTGATTTCAGCGATGCACTGTTTGCGGTAATCGATCTTGTCATCCGATAAGCCCATCGACCTTCTCCCTTCTTGGTTTGCTGCCGTCCCTGCCCGTCTCACGGCAGAGCCAGCATGATTCGTGCTCTTGATGATTTCGGACGAACCAATCAATCGGTCGCTCCTTGCCGCAGATTGGTCATCGTCGTATCTCTACGCGCCCGTGATAAGTTCCCCAAGGCATCTACGATCACCCCCAAACACGCGATGTGGAAAACTCTGTGGAAAACATGTTGAAAACAGAGGTCTGAAATCGCAGATTCGAGCGTTTCGGAAGTGCCTGCAAAGAGAAGAAGCAAGAGAAATAACCTTGCTTGTTAGGTTGACTGACAAGCAAGTGAGTGGGTTTGGTTTGGTTTTAAGAACCAAACCCACTCCTTCTTGTTTTGTTTTGTTTTGTTTTAGGCTTTTGCCACCTTTTGCTGACGGGTTAACCGAACCAAAAACCAACGGTTTTGTACTTGGTTTTAGGAACATGCTTTTACACCTCCCTAGCTGCGGAATCTTCAGAAGCCTTGTTCTTTCGAGGTCTGCCGCCCTTGCGACCGTTCGCGCGCTGCTGACCGAAATAGAGCGCGTTTTTCTGCATTCGAACGCTCTGCAAGTAGCCGTTTTCATCGCATTCCAAGAGCTTCAGATCGATTAGGTCGGACACGAATGCTTTGCAGTCCTCCATGGCCATGAGGTCATCGAAAGCGCCGCCGGTTCCGAACCCGAGTACCCGCGCGAGAATCTTCGCGTCCTCGTCCGTCTGGAAAGACACATGGTGCCCAGTGGACGATGCGAGGTATTCGCAGAGAATCCACCATCGCCCGTATCCGTCGTATCCACGGCGAAGAATCAACCTCTGGCACTTGTCATCGTGCGATGCGTTGGAATCGTGCCTAAAGAAGGCCATTGGCTCGCGAGCTGCGGTCAATTCCTCCCTGCTCGCCATGTCACACCTCCTAACAATCTTCCTCGTCGCATTCGGCGCATGGTTGCCCGTGCTGGTGCCATCCGTCCCAAATGCAGTGCTCCCATTTGCGGCAGTTGGTCCAGATCTCCCGACCCCTGAACAGGCAGCACGATTTGGTGTTGAACGTCTTCTGTTCGAACTCGCACGCGCCGGGTGTCGGCATCGGCGGTTCGCCGAAATCAAGCGACAGCTGTCCTTGCCCGCTAGTCCTCGTCATCGTCGGAGATGTCGAGCGCGATTGAAGAGCCGATGTATTCAAGCAGGTCTTGCAGGTGCTTTGCGGTGTTCTTCTCAGCGTCAGCCATGCCATCGAGAAGAGTGCAGACCCAGGCGAGGGTTCCGCGCACGACAGAGAAGACGGCGGGCATATCGACTTTGACCTCAGCGCCGGATTTCTTGTGGATAAGCTTCATGCTCCCGCAGGTGACGAAGGTCTTTGCCCCGACCTCATCAATCAGGTCGATGATCTCTTTACGCTTCATGGTTGTTCTCCTTTTCATCGAAGATTGAGTGCTTGATTACGATGTCCATGTCCGGGTGCCGGTTGAGCAGGTAACGCGCGAGCATCGGCGTAATGGTGTTGTTGATCCCATAGGTGTGCTCATGGCCGCTCAGGTCGTAGAAGGTGACCGGGTTGAGCTTCGAGCGCCCCTCATACCTTTGCTTTTCTATGAGGTATTTGGTTGATACGCGCTTTCCGTGCGCCGAGATGGCGAGCGCCGTCAGCTCGATTTCCCTGAGTGCTTGCGGGTTGAGTGCGCACCATTCATCGAACAGCTCGCGATGATCCTGAATCCTGAGCGGCAATGACCTAGGCTTGCTTTCATCGCGCATGACTGATTCGAGCGAGCGCGTGCAATCATCAACGTCCATTGCCGCGCTCCCTGCATGCCCGAATGTAGTGCCCTAGCACGTGCTCTGCCTCGGCTCTGGTGGCTGTCGGCGGGATGTTCAGGCGCACGCGCTTGAAGACGGACCCTATGCAGCTCGTTTCAGGCGTCCGCGTGCTCTGCTCGATGCGAGCGACCCAATAACCATCTGGGTCGCGATGGAGGCATACGATTGGGTACGGATTGCTCATCGCTCCACCAGCCTGAACAGGTATGCCATGCATGCGATGATGGCGGCGATGCACAAGCCGATTCCAAGAGCCGCCATCGTGCCCGAACCTATAAGGGATTCGAGCGCTATGAGAACTCCGGTGAACGCGTCCGCGACAAGCTCTGCTGCTGCGAGCGGGATGATTCCCGTGACAGATCCAACCGCAATCGCATAGATGCCCCAACGCTTCCAGCGCGGCATCTGCGTTAAAATGTCCTCTGTCAATTGCTGCCTGCAATCTGACGCGCCCGTTCGAAGTTGCCGCTTCGGGCGGGCATCTTTCTTCTCATGTCCCAGATACGAACCTTGCTGAGCGCGTACCTGCACCAACGGAACTGCGCGGCGCGCAGCCGCGTTGCTTCGGGCATCCGTAAAACCACCCCCAAAACCAACGGTTTCAATCTCGGTTTTCATCGTCTGAAACCCCCGCTTTCCTAACCGGTTCGGCTGCGCTCTTGCCCATCCAGAAGCCGAGTGCCCCGATGCCGATGATCCAGATAACGAACGTTGGCGCGCTCACGGGGCTGAACAGCGCAATGACGATGAGTGCGATTGCCAGAGCGAGCATTGCTAAACCTCCTTCGGAATTCCGCACAGGTCGTTGACCGTGCACTCAAGCGCCTCGGCGAGCTTGTACGCCGTCTCAAGCAGGGGCAGGCTCATCTGCCTCTCATAGGAGCGGATGGCGTCGACAGACACGCCGGATCTCTTAGCAAGCTCTTCTTGGGACATGTTTGCCTCGGCGCGCTTGACGCGCAGGGCGCGGGCGATCGTCTCTTTCAACTCACTCATTCCGTCTCACCTCCCTTCAATCGGTCGCGCCGACTTTCCTTTGACCATGTCAAGGAAAGTCGTATCTTTCCCCATGTGGAAAGAT